GACGGTTCGTAGGACATGGACGTTCTGGACGGATTGGCCCATCTGGCCCTGGAGGAGCATCATGTAATATTGTCGCTGTAGGACATGGGGTATTAGTTGGATAAGGAGTTAGTGTTGGTAGCGGAGTAGCTTGATCTTTGGCAATCTCCTCCCTCACCTTCCGGAGCCACTCTGGTAATGTCGGTGTTGGTGTAGGGGTAGGCGTTGGTGTCGGGCCAGGAGTCGCTCCTGGAGGAAGGCAGCTTGACGACAATAAAATTTGCTCTTGTGACCCAACATCTGTGTATACAAAGTTCGGTATATCAATCTGAGCACCAGGGTATAAGATTATTAAATACGTATGACCACATTCAAGTGAAGTGAAATCTAACAACCAGTCCATACCAGGATCACTAGCAAAATCAGACCTCCAAGCCGCGAAACCTGCTCCGGATTCGATTACCTGTCTTACTTCTAGTATAACATCAGTATGACCGGCTAAAGGAAATGGCCGACAAGGTTCATCACTACATTGACCGTACCACCCTAAATTTAATTGCTCATTTAAGATCATTTCAATTGTGTCTCCACTAGACCTCCCTTAGGATTGTAATTTCCTTCATATACAGCACCTTCCGGCGATATATATTGAAACTGAGTTTTATGCATAGTACCATTCGGTACTATCTTACCTACAAGACTAGAACCAGCTCTAATAACACACATCATCCCACCGGAGCCGACGTTGGAACCATGGTGGCATATAGTACTACCAGCTTTTAGTAGTGTGTATGTTACACCATGATCTGTGATTTGTTCTTTATCTTTTACAGATGTTATACTATATGGATACCCGCTATCCTTACACTGACTATCTGTAGATTCTTTAGTAACTGTAGGAGTTGGTGTCGGAGTCGGCGTGGGTGTTACTGTTGGAGTCGGTGTTACTGTTGGAGTTGGTGTAACTGTAGGTGTTGGTGTAACTGTTGGAGTCACCGTAGGAGTAAGCGTAGGTAAAGGAGTATCTGTTGGCACCGGTGCAAAGCGTGTAGCTGTTGGCTCAGGTGTTAATGTGGGTGTTGGAGTAGGTGTCGGAGTAGGTGTAACTGTAGGTGTTGGAGTCGGCGGCTCTGGCTCAGGAAGATCTTCACAATCTTTATAATAATAATATTCTTCGCGATCTTTTAGAATAGCATCAACCCGATTACCAGCGACCGGTCGAGACCATTTAAACTTTTTAAGAGATGACCCACCAGGTAAGGACTTTCCTAAAGTACTATTAATAGCATTAGATATCGCGGACATAGTACTAGTACTCATAGAACTCTTCGCCGAAAATGCAGATGTAGCTTGAACATTAGCCGCAGTCCTAGCAGATAATCTAGAATTAGGAACAGCAAGATCTTCACTTTCACTTACAGCACCATCGGTAGGATCGGGAGCTGTATCGTCATCCGGCTGGGATTCCTCAGGAGTAACTACTGTTGTCTCTGTATTAGTATGTGTATGTACTTTAACGTCAAACTGACCGCTTTTACGACCCGGGTATCGCTGTTTAAAGAACTTCTCAACACCGTCAATATAGTTCCGGACCCCGCCAGGAACGTACCAATTGATACTATTTATGCCCAGTGTTTCACGATATAAGTTTTCAATCTCAAAATGATATAATGCTGTGTTGTATATTTGTAGATTAGATATTTTAATATTGTTAATGTCTAGGCCTTTATCTACTTTTAATGTATCGTACATAGGCGTCCCGTACAACCCCGGTTGCATACCAATATAAATATGCTTATCCAACACTTCATCGAATCTAAACCGGAGAGAGTCGAACCTCTTTTGATCCTTCAGTACACCGTTTATATATAAGGAAAACGCTCCATTTTCAGAATCTCCTACAACAGTAAATTGATTAGATCCTTTTGTATAAGCAGACACATCGGCAGATAATTCGAGTTCTGATGTATCGCTATACATAGCTGGATTTAATAACCGGCATTTTGCAAATATATAATTAGACTTGTCGAATGAATAATATGATTTTAAAAGGTATTGAAGACCAGATACATCTTGCTTATATAAATCTTTGACATTTATTTCATGATCAAGAACGATTTGTGTCGCATCACTAGGACTCAATGTTGGTAATACTGTATTATCATCTAGTATAGGGTATTTATATACAACATTGTTAGAGTATGAATTAGCGAACATGTTCTGCAGGAGGTACAAACTCATATTCGACTGTTTTATATCAATAGGCTCACTGACCGGAGAGTCATACCAAATATAATCTGCCTGCTCTTCATCGTTAATACTTACCCACTTGTCCTGAGCAGCCTTCAACCAATCATTATATGTAGCATCAGTCCTAGGAGGCTTGGTGTCTAAGCTTCCTTCCGGGAAAGCTCTAAAAGAGCTCATGAGCTCTAAAAACTTATACCCTGTTGTCCATTTTTGGAACCTCTGGCTAAAGACTACAGATCTTTTAAATACATCTTGTTTATTTTTAGTCGCGGTTTTATCGAAAATAAAATAAACACTGTCTTCATTAGTATCAAAAACAAAATCCATGTATACATTATTTCTATCATCTATATCTATTATATACAACCAATCATCAATGTCTTGATGTTGATACCAGTTTTTTTCATTTGACTTGAACAACCAACCCCATTCTGTATGCTGTGTTATCCATACACCATCGTCTGATTTCCCGGTCACTGGAGAGTCTACCCAGCCTATAGAATCGTCGAATACCCAGCTTTCTTTTGGTTCGGTTTCTTGTGTCTCTTCTAAATCAATAGTCGTTATGACCTGGCGGTCGTCTACATGTACACTACTACAGAAATATGATCCTTTATTTTTATATAGAACCCAAATTTGATTATGTTTATCAAATTTAAAATCGACTATCTTTTCCCCAGGAAGAGTTACTTGAAACAAGGTATTTCTTGTATTTGTAACATGAACTTCGCTAAAGAATTTATCTAGTTCTGGGTCATATCTATATATTTTAGTTTTTGTAAAATTTAAAAACCATACTTTCTTGTTACCGTCAACACGAATCAAAGTATCGTGTCCTTCTCTCCCGGAGGAGAACAAATACGCTTTATCATCAATAGGTACTATATTATTAATCTCATAGTCATGTGTTTCAGCTAATTTATTAACATCGCCCATGTATGTCCCGGACAATGATTCAATATCTAATGTTGTCGTGTCTATTTTTTCGAACACACCATTATCACTATCGGTTAATATATGTATATGCTCCGGAGTGCTCTTAACATCTATTTTATCCAGAGAAGGCCCGGTTACTCCTTTCTTTAATATCTTTTCATCTAATACATCTGGTAAGAGAGTACTATATCGCCGTAAATACCATACTCTAGTTTTCTCGCCTAGGCTGTTATCCATTTCGATCTCTACAACCACTGATAACATTTGATAGTATTCAGTTTCAGCAATTTTAAAGTTGCTAGTACCGACATCAATTTTATTAATCAGTTCAAAATTATTATTATATACAAGTATATTTGTATTGTTCCGAAGTAATTGAATAGGGGATATAATCCTCTTATTTAAAATACTAATTCCACGATCTACATAGTTACCTAGAATTGTACCCCCGAATGGTTTGTCCCAAGCTTGACTTTCAAACACAGCTGAAATTGTAATATTGTATTTCCGGTCTTTGTTCTTTGGTATATATGCAATGCTATAGTCTTGGACAGTACTAGAAAACGTTAATATATCACCCGGTAGTATATCGGTGTTTATATTAACATTATTGATATCTTTAATCTTTTTAGGATTTATAATAACAGCAGAAGTTAATATATTCTCCTTTATCTTATCTATATCATTTAACCCCATTCTGTAATAGGCATATAGAACACCAGATTCGAAACATAGATCACTTGCCTTGTCATACACCAGTTCATCAGCACCGGTTTTTGCACTCCTTGACTGATATTGTGTATTATATGTAATAATTCTATTTTTCGGTTTCGCTCTAAAAGCGAATGCAGAAGTTGTTTTATTACTATTAAAATATCTATCTAACCATATACATTTATTAGTGTACGGGTCTTTATATAGCCAAGTACATAACCATTGCCCGGATTGTTCATCGGTCGCTGAACCGTATGCTGTGTGGTTTTTATAACCGCTGCGTTTCTTAAAGACTTTATCAGCTCTTAAGGGGACATCTCCACCAATAGCACCAGAAGAAATCAGACCGCTGTCATTAATATTGAGCTTCTTTACCGGATACATATTTTGTGGCATATGAAAATATGTAAGTTTCCCAGGGTTGAGCTCTATATTATTTAAGTATGTATCATATCCGATATATACATTATCTGTTCCTCGTAATTGATTAGTACCGGCAAAGATTTTCGTATAATTACGTGTGCTCCCTAGCCGGGATCGATATACATTATTTGTGATATTATTTTCTGTAATAGATAGCTGGTTTTTTAAGGGAGTTATATTTATCGGTATTATATTTGAATCATTATTATAATATTCACTATTAATCAAAACATTATTATGAACATCTAGAAGGCTTTTTTCAGAAGAGATATTAACATGATTAATATCAAATTTGTCTTTATATACTACCCAATTGTTAGTCTTTCCGGAGACATCTAATGTATCAGAAGTTGTCTTGTTATAATTTACTTGTAGCAAGATATCAGCGTCATCCAAATTTATACTAGACTTATATACCATGCCTATAGAACCGTCTTCTTGTAGACCAATAGACAGTACTCTAGGTTTCGATTCAGCTGTTATAAGTATCAAACTCTTAGTGTCTCTATCTAGATAATACTCGAAATCAAATTCTTCTAACTGTTTTTTTGACAGTCCTTCAACATTCTTAAATACAGGTGCTTCAGAACTATTAGACAGTGCAAATAATTGATCATGATGCTCATGATAAATTTGCATGACATTATCCCGGAGCCTTACTTCAAAATAATATTCATTTACCCTGTCTCCTTGTGATAAGAACGTCTGCGGAGGATCCAGTTCACAGCTCGCGGGATCAGGTAACCGGTCGTTCTCTGTAATTATAATCCTAATATATCTAGGATCTTGTTGAATATTGCCTTGTATTGTTGTTGTAAATGTTTCTTTAGTCTTGTCGCGTGGTGTATTAATCCTAATAACATCTTGTAATCGCTTCTTCCCAGTCAGGGTCAGTGCACTGTAATTATTAATTTTAAAGTCTTCAACATTTGCATGATTACTGTCTAAATACAATTTTAATTTATCACTACCTTGCAAGGTGTATTGTTGTAGAGATGCGTTCTGGTCATGTGTATATTCTGGCTTTAAAGGAAACCAATTCTTGCTTAAACCTGAATCTGTAAGTAGAATTACACTCATAAATTACATTTACTCTTAGTGACTAGAAGGAGCCTTTGTATGATCCGATCCAGATGCGATGAAATGTATATGGTCTTCTAAATCTTTTATACGAGCTTCAAGTTCCGTAACTTCACTCTTTAATGACTCGATTTCTTTGATTCTATTCTCTAACTTGGTAGACATACTCTTAATATCTTCAATAGTATCACCTACTGGTTGAGCATTAACATTAAACTTCCATGCGGTACCAACATTTATAGTCTTCTGTCCTTTGTCAATTGATAAACCATCAGATAAATTTCCAATAAATGTGCTGTCATTATCTTTCCACTGCTTTATATTCTTTACATCTGTACTAACATTATCCACCTCCGCGGACAGATGTGATATACTAGTAGAAAAATTCTCAATGCTTAACTCATGATTTGCTGTCATGACATTTAAGTCAACAATCTCATTGTAAAATGATAGATTGTTTCTGTTTAACTGTATATTTTTGACTTGTATCGTTGACGATATACCATCTGATTGTAATATCAGATAGTCTGCTTGCTTTATGTTTTCTGCTTCTGGTAAATCTGTTATACCAATTCTATTAATAGATCTCGAACTTCCGGCCATAGAAATACTTATAATAGGGTATATTACTCTCCAACATTTGTTAGCTTAGTTCTTTCAGTAACTTGGTGGAGCAGACGGTGGTGGTGTACCTGGTGAGGAAACCGGTGGAGGTGCAACCGGTGGAGACGTATCTGGTGAAGCAACCGGTGAAATTACCGGAGCAGTCGCATTTTGTGAACTAGCATTATTTGAAATAGTTGAGCTGCTAGGCTCTTCCGGAGTAGAACCGGTAGTAGAAATTCCAGACATGTCAATTGAGCTCTCCATCTGTAATTCGTCACCTGCAACCATGTTTGAATTATAGGTTATTACTTCTCTAGGCATACTGTCTTTTCGAAGGATGAACGATGTAACATAACTAGGTGTTTGTGTGCATAATGTTACTAACGTGTTCTCGTTATCATATACATCTGAATACGATACTGTCTTACAGATATCTACACTCTCAAATGATGTCATGATATCATATGGGTGCTGAATTATTTTTATGACATACGTATTTGCTAGCTGTCCTAGGACATAAGCTTTAATATTACATGTAATCACAGCACCATCTACGTCTATGTCGGATACACTACCAACTACACCAGGTGGTGGCGATGTTGTGTTGTACACATGTTCTATTTTAAAGGACCGCGGATCTCTTAAATCAGTACCTATTGCTTTATCAAACTTTTCATAATTTACAACCGGTGACCTCTTTATTATTTCTAAAGGAGTATCATCATCTACATTCCAGTCAATTTCTATTCTATCAACGATTTTCCCAGGTAGTATATCTGTTATATCTAATGTAAGTGTGTTTACTGGTTGATTAAACAATACTGTAATTGGAATACCTGCAGGATCATCTGGACCGTTTTCAGCATAATCGTCTGTAATCTTACGATGAGCGAATTTTTTTACTTGTTCCGGGGTACTAATAGCAGTGTAGTTTGTTTTATATATGTCCAAATCTATTGTATTAAATAATAAATCTATACATATAAACTGACCGATGCAAAAATTCTCCGCGGAATGGCATAGGAATGTTATATAGTACTTGTATGTAATTTCATTAAATGAAATACTAAGGTTTTTAATATCATGTATATTAAGCGGTGTAACAGACGGAGATGATTTTGATAAGGTGAAGTTATCTACGTCTATAGTGTACATGTCTATTCCTATATTACTACTATTGTCGTTGGTATACACGCAGCATACAATTATATGTCTTAGTTTTTCATTATAAAAATGCTCAGACATGATATACTCATCATATATATCTGATATTCTAGGGATATGACCCGGGCTATTGTTGGTAGATATAATATTTTTGTCAAAATCGTATGAAACTCTGTCAATAATAAATGATTTAGCTGTCTTTAATAATAAAACATTTTCAATAACATCAAAGTCTAATAATTCCTCCGATATTTCATTTTGTATATCCGTACTATACCTTTCAAACAAACGATTGCCCGCTGTTTCAAAGGAGCCTATACTCGAACTAGTAACATTCCGAACAACTAGTTCACCTGGTGTCTCTGCTTGTTCTGTTAATGGTATAGATGTAAATGTATCTGGTAATTCTAATTCTGTAGTATTATATTCATATATTTCATTATCATATAATACTATGTCTTCAACTTTATAGAATAATTCATCTCGAGGGACTGGGACACACTCCATATCAAACCCTCCACCGTCCCATTCATCATAATCCTTAAACAGTGTATCTTTGTTGTAGAAATATTCATCTTGTACATTTTTAGAGAAAAATTTATAACTGTCATACGGAAATGGATGACCATCGTACATAAATATGTAACCATCTAATGTCGTACAATATTTCTTGTTTCCTTGTAGTCCTTCCGTGGTCCGGGCTCTTCGCTGATTACTTTGTTCAGCAAATATACCTGGGAAGTCACATGATAAATATAGAAATGATTCTCCGTTTCTAAGAACTACATAGTCAAAATTATTATAATCAAATAAATTATGATTTTCATCATCATTAATAACTGCATCACCATAATCTGGTGGATTTTGTCCGACGTCTTTGAAAACCGATCCGTCTAGGATGGTACATCTAGTAAAACTCTCCGGATCGGAAAAATCTTCCTCAGTTAACGCCTCGAACGGATGAATCTTCTTAATTATAGCATATTCATTACCATAAGAATCAGTCCGCCATTTATATGTATGTCCTTTATTAACTAACAGATCGTCTTGTTTTTCATCTAAAGTGTATATATTTTCGACGTCTAGCGGGTATATGTCAGCATTACCCCATATGTCTTTATTGTCCCCGGACCAGAAGTCAAAATTATCATCATTTCTAGAAATACCAAACTGTGAATATATATTTGTCTGGATATCTGATTGATAATTATAAAATTTTGGCATGTGTGAAATTCCGGAAATTTCACCTACTATATTGCCTTCTAAACTGTTGTCTTTCACATTTGATGCATCTTCATCATAATCTAGCGGTATATCCAGTGTGTTACTACTATACTGCTCCGGATCCGGATATACGTATAATGTATTAGGCTTAATGTGTTGTGTTAATATATTAGGTCTAGGAGAATAACTATAATAATTTAGCATTCCTAACCCGGACGGCTTAAATAATCCACCCAGCTCTTGCAATGTCTTAGCTTCACTACTAGGCAACACATTTAAATTTGGGAACTTTTTATTTAGCATATTGGCTAAATTGTCACTACTGTCAAATAGTACATCCGTAACATACGAAGCTCCAGAATCTCCGGAGCTTAGGTACATAGTCTTTGCAGACGTAGTATTCTTAATAAGCTCTTTTATATTTTCTAGATTTAATGTCTGCTTATCATATAATATAAATTCATGTTCCGGTAAGAGACTAATATTATCTAACGGTATATCAAATACCGGTGAAAGAACCTGTTCATTACCGGTCAGAATATCTAAATCCCCGTCAGACACTAACGTCAGCCCATAGCTATTCAATAAGTTTTCTTGCGCTGTGTCATAATCTATAAATAGGTATGGATCATATTCTAACTTCTTTACTATAGTATTAGAAACGTCATCATCCAGATGGGAAGGAGTACCATCTTCAAAATAACCGGAATCTATATCATATAACTCTTCAATAGAAATATGTAATTCTCTAATTATATCATTTTTGTCTTCCTCTGATATCTCATTATCTATTGTGTATCCAATATCAAAAATTAACTCTAGAACTTTATTATATACTTCTTTGTGAAGCCCGGTTTTTGTTCCTTTTATATTATTCTTAACTGTTTGAAATTTTATCCGGTCTCTCTTATCTGCAAAATATAATGCAATCGATTTTATCTTGCTAGAAAAGAAGGCAAGTGTAGTCTCTACTTCCTCTTTATTAGAATAATCAATATTTTCAATATATCTCTTTTCATCTACTGTCAAATCCAACTCTAATTCTCTTAAGAATAAAGTATATATTTCAATAGTATTTTTGTTTTTCTCGCTATCTATTTTAGTCTTAACACTATTCCACTTGGCTAGATATTGCTCGTATATAGGCTTTATATCAGATATAATAGCATTAGATATACCAGCTTGCTTAATCCATCTCTTAAATGTAAATGGTTCTTCTTTATCTAATGCAAAAACTGTTGATATATCAGATTGAGTTACAATACTGTCTTGCAAAGCTATATCTTTATATTGTGAATCATTCATTTATAAATAAATCCATTCCTTTTCTTAACTTCCGGTCAATTATACTGTCAATAATACCTCCTGGTTTTACCCACTCGCTTTTATCAGTTACTTTTTCGTCTAATTGTGTTAATGGATTGTCCCAATCAATAACACCAGTCATCTGTTCTAATATCTCTGTGTATTCGTTATTATTTTTATACTGATAGAAATCGTAATATAAAAACACCTTATTATCCGGCTCGTCGCTTGGATGAGACAGGCCCCAGCCCCAATCTCTACTATAGCTACACAATGGATATTCAACCAGACCTCCATGCTTCACAGAATAATTATCATCAAATTCTGATCCTAGGATTGCCATCGGTTCAATTAATGTATATGTCCCGTTATATAGTTCTTTTGCTACAAGACGTGTACCGACTTTTACTATATACGGATCTAAAGAACTATCCGGGTTCGGCGCGCAAGTATGATTTATAATATCTCCTAAATTCCTACCATGATTAAAATTATTTGCATATCCGTTTTTTGTAAACTGAATGTCTGTTTGATTTCTTGTACCGGCTAGCCGGCTATAGTTTATAGAAAAAAGATCTATTAGTCGTTTTATGGATCCGGGATATGTATAAAGATACTGCTTCATATCAAATCCTAGTTCGGTTGCCATCGAATATAACGAATCTACATCGCATGTATCAATATCGCTATTATTGCCAACAAAGTTAGAGATCTTTTCATATACTGTCTTTCCGATAGTTTCTGGAGGACTATCTACATCTCCTAGTATACTTTGAAAAAACCAATGCATTAAATTTGTGTTTTTATTAATATTGTCTTGTAATGTAATATTGACAGTATTCTGAGTTGCATCAAAGTCTTCATTTATCTTTTGAACATCATTATAATTCACAGATTGGACATGTATAGGCGTTTCAGCCCGGAGGATTCGCTTTCCCATACCAGACTTGCTGTATTTCTGTGTCCATCTTATACCGGTCCAATCACCGGGTGACATGAGAGTCTCAAATCCGTCTTTTGTAAGTTCTTTATATTTCAAGTAATAAAAATTATTCGAAACGGATTGACGTAGTTCCTGCTCACTATATATGTCTTTTATATCCATATCTACTCCCCACTTTTCAGTAGCATCTTTACTATACTGTCTTAGATCATGTGTATAGTATATCTCCACCGGGTCTTTTTCCGGGTCTATAACATATAACTTCCGGTCTTTATTGTTTACAACTAATATCTTATTATCTGAATCACATGACAGCCCTTCGATTGCTTGTACCTCTCCTCCGGCTTTAGAAAACCCGTATTCATTAGACCACTTACCACCGACATTCATTATATGATTAGCTTTATAGGTCGCGGGATTCATTCTTATCAATTCATTACCGGCGTGAGCAATATATAGATTGTCTTCCATATCAAATATCATCTGTGACGGTTTATCAAAATACCCGGGAGTTCCATTTTCCTTGTTATATACGTGTACGTCTTTGACAATATATGCTTTCCCGGCATTGTCAACCGATACCCTAATTATACTACCGTGTGTTTTATTGTCTTCTCTCAGGCATGTCGAGTTGGTCACCCATAAATCATTCCCGGTATCAACTAATAGACTGTCTAATGAAGTTCCGTCGTCAAACTCAAGCCTAGTTAATTCAACACCATTAGTATCATATTTGACCAGCATTGTTTTTTCTGGATTGGTATATGACACCCAAATATTATTATTTTTATCTGTCTCTACTTGAGTCGGCATATATAGACGCTCTCCAGTCGCCGTCTGTTTTAGTAGAACGGATAGACCGTTATCAGATACCGTGTCACTTCCACTAATTACAGGAGTTGCGATTGCGGTTACTTGATAATTTTCAGAAGATTGATCATAATGGATCTTAACAGTGAATATACCATCTATTAACGTTACCCATATATCACCGGTTCCGTCACAGGCAATACTAGAAGGCGCTAGTGCATTTTGTTCAGAAACACTAGTTCTAAACGATGAGCATGTCGAATCGCTAGCATTAAGATCTAACCCGGAAGACCAATCAGAGTCATCAAACGACTCATCTGCTTGATACAGCATACCTAGTACTTCAACATCAGGAGTATTGAACTTACTTTCAATAATATTAGACTGACATATCAGTTCAGACACATAAATCAATGCTTCATTATTGAGTACATTACCATTTTTGTCAAATTTTATAATTGTGTCTCGGCTAGTGTCTCCAACATATATATTAGATAATTGATCGACACAAACTGGGAAGGGATCATGAGCTGATAGTGGGAGTGTGTGCTGTACAATAGATGCCTCCATATCATCTGTAATTTGAAGGTTCTGGCCAGATAAAGTACCATCAGCGAGAGTGGTATATTTTGCTGCTCCTTCTGAAACATTAACACCTGTATTAGTACGTGTGCTTATAAAGTGAGCCTGATTGCTTAACGGGTTAATAACAAACATAACCTCTGTGTCGGTCGGACAGTACACAGGGTCAACTACATGAGCTTCTGCGATGAGTTTTGCGTCCGGGGATGTCTCTTCTTTAGGAATAAATATAAAATTCCCGGCGCCTTGAGTTATAGGCAACTCAATTTGTCTTTCAGATAACTCAAGCGAAGGGAATACGGTTTTATACTCACCGGTCTCTAATCCTGAATCAGGGTCTATAACCGGTATATAGTCTTCAATAAACACTCTAACCTCAAATGGAGCTAGATCACTAGATTTCGATGCGGATTGAGATAAAGACAGTTGCTTATAATCTGATTTTAGTATTAACGACTTATTATTAATAGTTTGAATGGTTTCATCAGTTACAGAATTAACAGAAGTCATGGCCCGGGTTGCTCCTGAGAGAGCTATTGTTGATATATTTAGTGTATTGATACTATCAACATATTTGTTTTTTTGAAGTTTAAACGACTCTATACCGTTAGTTGTTAATTGTATATCTGTTGCCGGTGCGTAATATACCTTTGCTGGTAATACACTGACATCTGTCTCATATGAATCTTGTAATACATTAATACTATCAAATTGTTGTGGGCTTATAAATAAAAATACTGGTTGTGTATCTCTGGAAAGATAATTTTTAGCTGTATCATCTATATAGAAAATATCGGTTTGACCACTGATTCCTAGATATACCGTATCTCTACTTACTTGAGATAGGTCTTTAGGTGTAAATATATCAAGTTCAATACTAACGGGATTATTTTCGTCACCGCTTATTGGAGCGAATTTCATATCTCCGTATAATTGTTGGCCTGGTATATGGATTTTATTAATCGGTACAGGATCAATAACATTATCAACAAATCTCCAAAGTTTTTGAAAATGAGCATGTTTGTTGGTTATATAACTACTCGGGTCAGCTGGTATAGAATCCGAACCACTAGCATATAGTGTTAACGTACTATACTTATCCGGGTCTTGCCAACTATTAACTCTCTTTACAGTCAATGGCTTCGAGAACATGCCCGTATACACATACTGGATACCAAATTCCCGGAAGTCTTCCGAATCCCATGCAATTTCATCTGCGCAGAAATTATGTATAGTTAAAGTATAACTATATGGATTTCTTACAGGCTGACCTTCTGTATCAAATACAGTAACTGTAATCTCATACTCACCGGGCTCATTATATGTATGCACTGGCCGGAAGTCTTGAGTTGTAGTACCGTCACCGAAGTCCCACACTATATAATCTTTTGAAAATATACTATTAAATGTACTTTTTGCTAAAACTCTAGATGATTCATACACACCATACATCTTCCAATGCTCGCGTCCGAACTGTGACTTTGATATGTCCTGTACGGACTGGTCAGATATATTATTTGGCCCGGGCCATAATGCATTAGTAGACCATTTCTCCTGCAAATCTTCATGATCGTCCACATACTTTTCAAATCTAGCATTATCACCACTATAGTATTCATCTCTAGCATGTGCTAAGGCGTCATCAATACTAAATTTGTAAGATATATTCGGCAAGCAATACACATTATGTTTATTTCTTGCAACATATGCATTATTCTTACCGCGGTTTAAATATGCTCCATCGCCAATCCTAGCATTATCTTTAAGAATTTCTATATCAAAAGGTAAATAATATGTGGTTCTACCAGAACTCATTTCACTGATCAATTACATCTATTCTAGATACTATATTTTCAGAATCATATAAATATGGATATTTAAAATATGGTAGTGTTATATTCTGATTATAGACTGCAATGTCGTTATTATAAACCGGGTTCCATACCAATATACTAACACCTGTTACTTCTATGTCACCTCTGACAGTTTTTATATTCTGCACTCCCGGGATGCTCACTATATCATTATATAATTGAACAACATTTACCGTCTGTCCTAAAGTCATATTAGTGTGCTTAAAGTATTGTAAAATTACATTACTGACCTCATGTTTTAATTGTTCTTTATCACGAGGAGTATTAATTGATTTAATAATATGTAACCTAGTTGTTGATGCCATATCCGGTGTTAGGTTATCAGGTCCGGACGTAGCGCAGAAATCTACAGCCATATAAACAGGATCGATAAATACTGGCTCTAACCCTATACCTTTAATATCTTCGAAGCTATTCTTTATTAATTCTTTTTGAGCGATACTCAGAAAATTGGACTGCTTATTTATCGATGATTTCGCGAGGACTCTAGGTACTACATATATATAAACATTATTAAAAGTGGTTGAGTTCGCGAAAGATACTTGATTTGATAAAAGTCTGGACTCTAACAGCGGTCTGTCTAATGATAAATCTTTAACTAGATACTTAATATGCTGGCTAATATATGTCGTATTGTCAACAGCTATAGCATCATTTACAATATGGCTAAATGATGTTTTAACATATTGTGTAAAGTCCGATGATGTTATCAATCTATTCTGATGTGAAAAATATGCCGGGGCATTACTCCGGATTTCGCCGACTGTTTCGTATGTCTGAGGATCGGTTGATGTCGTATCGTTGTCTAACTCAATAGTTGATATATTACTAAGCGTTAGGTAGCTTGTCATTTCATCTTTTATATCATTTTTTATATTGACAAATTTATTTGTTGTATATAATGTGAATTTTTTATCTTTTAATCGGTTACTACCTATAATACCCGAACCTCCGTCACTTTTAATATAATATATACATACTACATCACCGGGATTGAGTCGCGCACCGCTTATATCGTTCCCGAATCTAATTTCATATCGGTAATTTTCATTTAAACGAATTTCATAGCTTTGATCCGCCGGGGATTGTAAATACAACGACTGTGTCTCTTTCCATTGAGAATATTTCCCAGTAGTTGAAGAGTATACATACACGTCAATGCTTTGATGGTCTACTAATATACCTTTATCTAAAGCAAGTGTTACTGTTTCAAAGTCATTACCTACTGCAGTATATGACGGATACTCTTGATATTTGCCTTGATAGAGCAAATACTTACTATCATCAGTGGTGAGCTGCACAGAACCTGTATTATACTTGCTAAATGCTATATCTTCTTTTAAGGTATAAAAAATACCGTCAACGTCTACAAAGGAATACCGTGGAATGGTATACGAACCAACCGGTAAGTCATTATTGGCGGTACTCTGAAATGTGACTATAGATGTTCTGTAACCTATAGGTTTATAATTTAACAATTTAACAATCCGATTCATATTTTCATATATAACCGCATCAGAAAACATTGATTCACTAGATGTTTTGTTTAGATAATATAATAGTACGTGATAAGAATAAGCAATAATATCTATCATCGATGATAGATTGCTTCCTTCAAATACCTGGTCAGTGAATACACCTTGGTCTTTAAGTCTTTGTAATATTAAGTCGCGTAAACTTGTCGCATCAAAAGCAACATACGAGTTACTATCTAAATTAAAGTCTGTAAATGTACTACTCATTATTAAAAGTGAATCCTTCGTTATTTAAAGCTCCTGTATACTGTGCTTCAGAAATATTTAATGTCGGAATTGCGATATGTAAGGTTATAACATATTGATTTTGATCATAATCGGTAAATACATGAACTCTATTGACTATTACGCGAGGTTCCCACTGTTTTAACCCTTGTATAATTGTCTCTCCTATATTTTGCCCTATATCCTCTGAAAGCGGATCGAACAAGTAATATTTTAAATCTAAACCAAAGTTTGGGGCTAAGAGCTTCTGTCCAGGAGCAGTATTAAAGATATTACTTAAAGAATTTTTAATAGCAGCTTCGTCTAGGCTGGCTTTAATATCAGTAATGTTTTCTTCTCGATATAAACCACGCGGCAGAACATTTGTTTCTGTTTTTATATCTAGATCTACATCTTTATATGTATATTTGCTAATTCTTCTGGAGGATAATGAAGATAAGTTAATGCTTGACATATTATTACTTATTGAAAGTATTAAATGTAGGTTTTATTCTATAAATAATTAAAATGAACAAATTTGATACATTATTAGAAGGAGTATTCACCAGATTTCAAGGCGGTGGATTCCTAACCGGTGATTTAGTAAAACTTAAAAGCGATGCTCTTACTTCTCCTTGGGCTAAAAATCAGCAAGACAATCTTTTGCAGAAGTTAAAAGAATTTAGTGAGACAGATGAGAATATTCGTATTAGCTCTGTTAAAGCTTTAAGACCGGCTGTTTCTGGTAGTGTACAGCAAGACGAGCAAGTCGATGCTTATTATTGCGATATTGTTCGCGAAAAGGCCCCCGGGATGTTTACAGATTTTGTTACTGTGCCAGCAGATATGCTTGAGTATATTGAATTCGGTACTAACTTACCACCGATTCCTGACAGTCAGAGAAGGAAAAACGATATAACTGGTAAGCCAGAAGAGCTCAAAGAGGAAGAAGAATCACATATGTCACCTTATAAACAAACAGGAGTGAAAGAAGGTGATAAGAGCTTAAAAAATACTAATGTAGATCAAGATCACACACTAGCTCCAACGGATAATTTCAATACTAAAGTATATATGCAAGGAATCTAAGCCAACTTGCTTAGATTCACCAGACAAGAGTAAAAATTAATCTCTTGATCAATTACAAATGCGGACCGATATAGGTGTTCGCTTACACATAAAAGAGAATCACGCTTTTTATCATATTGTACATTAGATGTATCAATGCAGTTAAATAAATCTCTTAATAGAAATTGATAATCACCGGAAAAGTCGGATTCTTTTTTAATTATATACTTTCTAAGCTCTAATACCTTACCTGCTTGTATTAATGCCAAAATTTTATTAATAAAGTCTTCATTGCCCTGCTGTTTATCCTCTACTAATCTATTTTCAACAGTTATCTTTTGAAGTTCGTTAATAGCTCGTCGCAGATCAGGATAATATCCTTTCAATAACTGACGGATATAATCACCCTGTTCAAATTCAACGCTTTCACAGCGTAAAATGTGTTCACAACGACTATAAAACCCGTCTAAATCTGGTGTCAAGTCAAAATTCTGACACCGGCTCTGCAGAGCTGGTATTACTTTGTGATGAAAGTTCGCTGTTAGTATAAATCTTACAAACTGACTATATTCCTCCATGGTATTTCTTAGAGCACGTTGGGCATCTAGAGTAAGACCATCAACTTCATCGAGGATTATGATCTTTATATTACCGTCTACACTTCGAACCTTACTAAAGTTAGTAATCTTAGTGCGGACTGTATCAATACCATTTTCGTCACTAGCATTAATATATAGATACTGACACTTTAATACGTCTTTTACTATTATCTTAGCTAAAGACGTCTTGCCTATGCCCGGCTTGCCGGCAAATAATAGGTTTGGTATACTATCTTTATCAGAAAACTTCGCTATAAGTTCACGATTAGTGTCGTTTAGTACAATATCTTCTAATTTTGAAGGTCTGTACTTTTCTACCCATAAATCATCAAACATTACACTTCTTTATATAAAGGGTCACCCTGATCTAACTTAGGAACCGCGACAGTTTCATTAATATCAGTGACAATACCAGTATAAGAGGAATATTCCCAATGGACGTCATCATTACTACCTGCCGAAACCGGTTCATCTGATGACCCGAACCCTTTATTTCCCCGGGCTGACTCGGAGACTTCATCTGCAAACTCAAAGACGGGCTGAATTAGTGGGTAAACTACAAGCTGCGCGATTTTATCCCCTTTTTTCACTGAAATACTTGTCTTCTCATGGAAATTATACAATTTAACTCCTAAATCACCTCTATACCCATTGTCAATCACTCCTAAATGCGGCTGAACACTGTTTTTAAATCCTAGACCGCTACGAGGTTCAATTCTAAACCAGTATCCAGGTGTAATATAGGCTAATGTCAGGCCAACTGATACAACTTTAGACTTTCCGGCTTGAATGTGCTGTGGTTCTATCGCGGTAAGGTCATATCCTGTATCACCTGTACCTAAATCTTTATTATTAGCCACCGGAAGGACAGCATCCGGATGAGTCTTCTTTACTTTAATACTAACATTCATTTTTTTCGTTTAATAATGTTTGGCCGTCACGTAAGGGTCTAGTATTTGACTCTACTGACATTGAATTATTACGTAGCCATAGTAATAACTCGTCTAGTTTCTCTGAATGTATAACAAAATTACCATGACCGGTGATATTTACTGTAATCATAATATGATTATACTATCAGATCTTTAATATTCAACTATTAGTAATAAGTATTTTTATGCCTGACGATGATTTAACAGAAGATGTCAATGATCTTATTGAACAGCTTAAAGAAAACAATAATAATGTAAAGAAAGCTCAAAAACATGAGGAGTTTGAGCTTAAACCGGAAGATTTGGAAAAATTTATTCTCAATAGGACCGGACAGCTTATTAATCAAAGCATGGACATGATAGACACCGTAAAATCTTACGTAGAATCCGCTCCTGAAGCAGATGATGTAGGATCATTAGCGGAACTACTACGTGCCACCACATCGAGTATAGATACTCTAAGCAAAATCCTTGTTCAAGACAAAAGAGGGACAACATCTACCAAGCTTAAGCAGATGGACATTGAGTCTAAAAGAGAATTACAGGATAATGAACAAAATAATAAGATAGCTCTGACCAGACAAGAGGTTTTGTCTCATTTAATCCAAAATTCTGATGTAATTGAACTAGAAGATGGGGAAAAAGAAGAAAATCAACCTAAAACAGACTGATTTGTCTTTATACTAACCGGTTCTTCTTTCTTACTATACTCTAATCGGTCATGTAGTAAGTCAACACTTACAATAACATCTTCAATACTTGACTGAACGTTAATTTTACCCCAGGTTTTCTGGTTATTTCTTAAATTTTTGTCCATATAACTAAGAACATAAGCCATATTTGACAGAGTTTCGTGGACAATTCGTGAAATCGGTTCAGCATTTTGCTTCGCGCGACCAATATGATAGCCATCATGTACTAAATTACACCCGTGTGCCTGTTTTGAGTCGGTAATTAGTACCTTTTTTAGTAATAATTGACCAGTTTCTTCGTCTTCTATACGAGAATCTGATGAAACACACTCTAAAACATTCTTCATATTATTTCTGAACACTGCGGACGTCTTTCTGCTCATAATAAATGCTAACTCTCGCGTATCATTATGTACATTATACACAGAAGTACCAGTGTATTGATTAGGAACTGTATGCTTTCCTCCCATTTCCTTAAAAAACGTACTCTTTATGTCCCATGTAGGTATAGCCTCACGAGGAGGGTCATATAAAGTAGTAGTTTTTAACGAGAACATGCTCTCACTAAAGTCATTAAAGTATACATTTTCGGTATTATATACACCGTCTTCAGTTTCCTTAGGAAGAACATCTGCATTATGCAACAGCTCTTTTACTAAATCATGTGAAGTACGGTATTTTTCAATCCAATATACAAGAAATTCAGTATCAGTCTCCCATATATCATCTAAACCAAAATTCTCCGGAAGATCTGCAGCAATTTCTTGAAATTTAGTATAGAAATCATCCGTACGGATGTCCAAACTATTCAATACATTGTCATTTGTCACACCTTTTCTGTTCTCTTTTATAGGTAGATCACCGGAATTTAATGTTTTAAAGAAATCTACTTGATGAGTTACTGGATCATGTAACTGTTTGTTTGTTTTATGTATAGAGGCGATTGAATACAAGTCTAAAAACCCATCAATAGTCCATCTATAATTGTTTAATGCATCTAGAAACCCGGTACTATTTATAATAGGGTTATCAACTAGACTTGGTATGTGTGTTACTTTATACTTACTCATCTGATTTTTCAAATACATTTATCGCTTGCTCATCTGTAGCAAATATTTGAGTATAATTGTACGGTTTAACACCTATTATCTTATTATCATACTGGTTAGTCATGCCACTAAATCTATGTATAACGCTAATAACTAAATACTGACCATCTACCTTGTCATTATAGCTAGCTGCATCATGTATGAATGATTGGTTATGAGATACAGATATAAATCGGCATGCCTGCCTAGTTGTATGCCCCGGTACTGTAAATTCAATAGCATTGCTTTGCATAATAAAATTTTTAATTGCTTTATTTCGGGAGGAGGACAATACTGCAGAATTATCGACCGAAGAAGTAAAGATATGATCTAAACTAAAATTTTTAACTCTGTCACCGTCAATATTAGAGCTGATCGGAACTTTTTTTACCTTCGAATCTACAACCATGTTATTAATAACATTACTTCTAATATGATTAATAGTATTATTAACATTAGTGTCTGTCATGTTGATGGAAAATCTTTTGTTTTTTATATCATATTGATGTACAGGTGTGGTATTTAATATTTTTTGATTAATATCACCTCTCATTTCAATAAATGTATAATTAGTAATACTGCTTATATTGCGACCGTAGTTCGCATTGATATGTAACCCAC